ATGATCCTGAAGTTGAATTCGAAGCTGAGTTTGATGTTTAGCAACGACAATTATTAAACTGTTTATTTGCAAGAGACACTAATCTAATAACTTTTGCAATACACAAAATTCCTTTCATGTTTCGGCCGTTGCTATCCCAATATTTTATCAGTTGCATAACTGTCATGCAATCAAAACAAAACTAAAAATTATTTTTCTGTGTATAAGTATGCCAGGAGAAAAATCATGTTTAACTTAACCAACAAAGCAAAAGATCATTTCTTGAATTTTTTTAAGAGTGATGACAAAGACGAATCCATCAAAGATTTCTGTCAAGCAGAATATAAAAAAGATTGGTATGCTGCTTATATGACCTACAAGCAAGAAGGCCATTTTCCAAACTTTGTAAGAAGGTCTCTATAGTAAGTCTTCTAATACGCCTGATGATGTACAAGAGAATTTTAATTCAATTGTCTCATCACGGCTTGTTAGTTCTGTAGCCACTAGCTGGTAATACTCATTACATTCTTCATAGCTATCAAAGATAACTTCCGAACCTAATCGTACACATTTCTGATCGTAGCCTAGTCCGATACACGCCCAGCCTACTAAAAAAAATTTTAACATCTATTTACCCCTATTGACATTTATACCATAAATTCTTATATTATACTAAGAAATTAGGATATGGCTTATATTATTGGAACATTACTATTTATACTACTTATCATGAGTAAATTTAAGTGGTTTCTAGTCATAGCCTTTATTATTATTTATATATATGAAAGAGGGATTATTTAATGGATGCTAGCAAATACAAATCAGTAGCTATCAAGGTTGCTGTGTATAACAAAGCACGACCGATGGCAGAAGAAGATTACTGTACCATGGGTGGATTTATACAAAAACTAATTGACGATGAATACAAATTTAGACAAGAGGAGAGAAAGAATGGCAAACTACGAAAATAAAGAACAATTAAAGAAACATTTATCTAATGCGATTGGCTATATGAAGCATGATCGTACACAGTTTTCTTTACCCACAACGGTAGCTTTTTTAGAAGGATACCTGGATGGCTTAGAAGAAGCAGAACGTAAATTACAAAGTACACTTGAATTTATGGATAAGAAAAACGATTTTTTTGATTTTGCGGATAGTGAAAAACCTGAAATCAGATAACAAGTTCCGATTGCGCCGACCCAATTCGGGTAAAGCAGATGTATAGCATACACAATGGTGTATTGTGAAAAGCTGTGAGTTATAGTAAGAGTGCCTTTCCTCTAGCTATGACTCAGGTCGGCTGACCTACAAAGGAGGATATGATGAAACTAGACGAAATAAAAAAAGCCGTTGACGAGGGTAAACCTGTCAAGTGGGGTAACAAGCAGTATGATGTTATTAAAGATAATATTGGTCAATACATGATTGTTTGTCGAACGAACTATCATACAATTGGTTTAACATGGAAAGATGGTGTTACTTTAAATGGTAGACCTTCTGAATTTTATGTAGCGAAAAGACCATGAAATTTCAACCTATATACGAATATCAAGATGGTCGAGGGCATTCCATCCGCTTTTCTCATCAACGAGATAAAAGACGTAGAGCGAGGAAAAGAGCTGAGAAAATCATGGGTAAAAGTTATTTTACAAACCCCAAGGAATCATTAGAATTATCTCATGAATATCAGCATATTGACAGAAGACCTGGAGGCATTGATCTCTAGGCGTATGGTGCTTGATCTTATTGATCTTGATAAAGACTTTTTTAAAAATAAAAAAGAAAAGGTAGAAGCACTGCGAGCCTGTGCTGATCTTTGGGACCACGAGCTTGTGGGTGATACCAAGGATTTACAGGAAGCAACACGCCGTTTAATTGTACAAAAATTAAGTAAACTCAAGGACGGAAATGTGTTATCTTTCCCAAGATGATCAAAGATATTGTAACTAATGTAGAAATCTTCACGAAAGTGTCTAATCCACCCGAGATGCAGGAATACTTGATGTATCGTGTATTATATCGAGATGGGACGAGTGAGGAATTTACCCACGATCAGTGGCATAAGATTGTAACTAGGGGTTCTGGAGCCTTGAATCAAGGCTCACCGACCACCACATAGTCTTATTTCTTTTCTGATATTTGCGCCTGTAACAGAGCAATGACTATGTACGCTTCTTCTAATTTCTTTTCTAATTCTTGCATGATAAACCTCCCTTATATGCGTTAGTGCGTACCTATTACTGTATCAAACTCCGATTTTAAAAGTCAATAAATCTTTGCGCTTGACATTTATTTTTGTTATGTTCCTAGTAGTATATGGCAACAACATTTAACAAATCGACAGGTTATACAAGAAAGTTTAGTCCAGGTCCTCCACGTGACGCTAGAAAACTTCAAAACCTTCCTGCACCTCCAAAAAGTAGTCAAAGCCCAAGTTCAAAGGCTATGCAAACTAGCGGTGGTTATCTACCTGCAAATTTTCAAAACAAAAAAAGTTCTTTTACGGATGGTATACAATCCTTTTTTGATAAAGGTAGAGCCGAAAATCAAATTACAGGTAATGATTTTGTTTCTGACTTAAAAAAATCATCTCAATTTTTATATGCTCAACATCCTTACGCTCAAGAATTAAAAAAGAAATACAATTTAGAGGACGATGACATTATTAATCTACGTATTGGAGTGACTCAACCCGGTCACAGTAACAAAATTAGTCAAGTATACGCAAATAAAGTTATACCAACCATGCAAAATAATCTTGCACCAGGATTTCGAGGCGATGTGATGAACGCTTTTGAAAAAGGTATGAAGATGTCTGACCCCTTTAATCCTTATCCTGAAGATACCTTCATGGGTAGACTTACAAAAAGTTTTCAAAGTTCACCTTTTTCATTATTAGCAAACGCTTTTGGAGGTAGTGAGCGAGGACAACCAGGATATTACTTCGCACAAAATGAGTATAAAGATAGTATGCCTAGTGATGACTATAAAACTTTTGCAGCATCTATTGCTAATAATCCTGAGTTGTATGAAGCAATGATGGCAACACCTTTAATGAAACAATATGCGGTTGATCAGTATGCTTATGATGTACAGCGTACAAATCCAATGAAAAAAGATAATGGTATTATGGATATACCTGTTGTAGAGCCTGCGCCGTATGATTTTGTGAGAGATAATCCTTTTTTTAATTGATGTCTTTTAAATCGACTTCAGCTATTTCTGTAATCTTCTTGATCATTCCTCTAGGGACCGTGGTCCCCCGACCAAAAGTTTTAGATGATGGTATCCAATCCGCAACAACAGTGACAGAGTCTTTCTCTTCTTTTAAGATTAACCCAAAACTCCAAACAAGGGGCGGTGGTTCAAGGTCTTTGATGTCTTCTTGTTCGTACCAACCAGTCTGATGTTCAATAGTATCATCCCAGTCAATCCTTACCAATTTCATGTAAATCACTATATATATTATTCTACACAAATTAAATCTAAAACCGTCCGAAAACAACAAAATCGGTTTACATATTTACAATATAGTAAAAAGATATATATATCGCGGGTTCCCTCTGTAAATAAGTTGTCATCTCGTTGTAAACGGATCGCTTTTGGTTTACACAATTTGTTGAAAAATAAGGCTTTTTGGAGGGTCTTCAGTTAAAAAATGGAAAAAACTATGTCAAAAAAACAGGAAAAAATGCTCGAATTAACCCCAAAACAGCAGAAATTTGTCGATATTTTCATCGAAAAAGGGCATTTGCAGAGTGCAAAACAGTGCGCAATTGATGCTGGATACGCTGAAAGTGGTGCTACTGTCAACGCAAGCCAGTTACAAAACCCTAAATACTACCCACATGTTGTTGCAGAAATGGATAGAAGGCGTGCCGAGTTGGCCCGTAGATACTCCATTACCTATAAATCACATGTGCAAAAACTAGCAGAACTCAGAGACTCAGCAGAAGCAGCTGGTAACTACACAGGAGCTATTGCCGCCGAAAAGTACCGAGGTATGGTGGCTGGCTTATATATTGACAGGAAAGAAATCATGCATGGCACGATTGATCAAATGTCGGTAGGAGAGGTAGAGGATAAATTAATTGAACTTAGAAAAAAACTATCCATTCAAGGAGACTATGAAGTTATTGAACAAGACGCATCTGAAGGGTCACTTATCGGAGAGCATCGCGATGACTTACCTACTGAAGAAGGGGAATTTAGTCTTCAAGACGATACATGATACTGGTTGTGTAGATATTGTTGCCATTGATAAACGTGGAAAGGTACATTTGTATGATGTCAAGACAGCTGCAAAATATCAAAATGGTAAGAAAAAAGGCAGACAAATTAATAGAATATTAACTTCATTACAAAAGAAACTCAGAGTTGAGTTATTGATGGTGGACTTAGAGGAAGAAAGGTGCTGGGTAATCAAGCATGGCGGAAGAGAAGAATCTTTATAAACAATTAAAAAATAACACAAAATCAGTCATTTGGACAAGAATTGAAACATCAACAGGACTAGGTGTGCCTGACTTATTTGGTTTTTATAGACGTGGCTTTTGGTTGGAGCTCAAACAAATAATCAATAACAAGCTTAACTTCTCAGCGCATCAAATTGCGTGGATTCACAGGCATTATTCTGCGGGCTGTCCCGTGTTCGTACTTGCCAGAGACCCTCTTTCGAAGGGGGCCAAATTATTCTCAGGGTCCATTGTTCGTGATCCAAGCTCCATTAGCGATAAGTCTCCATTATGCTCCATCACACGATCGACCACAAACCCCGGATGGGATCAGATGCTGCATATGCTGGCAGCCTGGACTCCTGACAGCAGGACAAGTACCAAGCTCCACTGAATCTCCATTCTCCATCAGCCAACCACTAACTCCATCCCTAGGTCTTAACAGAGCTACCTGCAGCCAGTCCCGCCAGGATGGCTGTGATAGTTGACAGCAGGAGTACATTGTGCTACTGGATAGATCTTCCTTCTTTGTTTAAGTTAGCCAAACATAAACAAACGGCGACTCGGCAACGGGTCGCCATCCAAATCTCCATTCTCCATTACCAAAACCAAGCTGACCTTTGGGTAGTAGTTAAGGTCCTGAGCTGTGTCCAGTCCCGGCAGTTGTCCTGACAGCAGGAGTTTAAAAAAGTTTTGTTTTACCTCTTGACATCCTAACTAATTAGGACTATATATAGTACAAGGTATGTGTCTCCCGATCCACACTGCTTGATTAGTAAAGAACTCAAGAACAACAGGCGGGTCATCACTTAATCCCTGTGGCAAGTGGAGGATGCGCAGGGAGCCTTAAACAAAGGAGGAAGAAAATGTCAGATGAACAAATCATTTATAATATTAGGGTGTGGTTGATTCTTAATATTAGAAACTACGCTGACGAAGGTTTAATTGAAGATAATAAACTATTACTCAAAGCCATTAGAAACTGGAGGCAAGAAAAATGAATTACCATTTCAAACACATCGAATACAGATTACTATTTCAACACGGCTGGGACCGTTGTCCCTGGTTGTGAGCTGGAAGGAGAAGCCTGATGCCAGTAGAGTTTAAACAAGACTCCATCAAGGAATGGATCACAAGCAACCTGGATGAGGGTACCATCTCTGACGTTGTCCTGAACGGCTGCCAGGGTGGCACGATCCCTGAGCTGATATACTATGCAGACACAAATGCATTTTATGAAAAGTACCAAGAGGAGATTTGGCAGATGTTGTGGGACTCGTACTCTGACTGTGGCTCTGATTCTATTCTCCATTTTATAGAAACCTTTAACGGATCCAGTGACGTGGCATCAGACCTGCAGTTTAGAAACCTGCTGGCGTGGTACGCTGCGGAAGAAGTGTGTCGCCAAATCATGAGCGATAAAGAATCGAAGGAGTGCTTTGATGAAATAAGCACAGCTCTCCATCAAGAAAGGGCAGCTGAGTAGTTGCCTGTATTTATTTTTTACTTTGGCAAGCACTGTGCTGGTGGTTTCGTTTGTCGTGGTCTCCATCACACGCTTGCCCATGGGATTCGGTTGGTACTTGGGGCAGATGATGCTGGCAGGAGCTGCAGTCCTGACTGGGAAGATTGTGTTCGCAGTCCTGTCCGTGGTTCTCCATTCTCCATTACATTAAACGAACTAAGAGTAGATACTGCTTGGTAAAGCAGGAGCTGTCCCCGGGCCACTGATCCTGACAGCACGACCTGTGTAGCTTGGAAAAAGTTATCCACAACTTAATTAAATAATTACTTGCAATTAGTTAGGATATCACTATATTAAATACATGAGCATGCGTTATGTAAGATTAAATCTTCACCTAGCTAGGTTGTATGCTCTAAAGCCAAAGGAGGCAACATGAACAAGAAGAAGGAAATAGACAAGTTAGTAAGACTAACAATACTAAACAACTTCATAAGTTCGAAGTTGAAAGAACAAAAGATAATAGTTAAATCTTTTGTCGGTGAGGAAAAAGTCCTCAAAGGTCTTGACCACAAGATGAATGTTATCAGACGAGAATATAAAAAGTTTGATAGTGTGCGTTTCAAGGTTGAGCAACCTTTAATGTACAATCAGTACAAAACTCAAATCGTTGAGAGTGTCGAACTCAAGCCGATTGTTGATCACGATCAAGAGAGCGAACTCTTAACAGAGAACTTTCCTCTCTTACAAATGCAAACTCAATAACATTTTATCTCTAGTGCGAGGGCGTCTGCCCTCGTGCCGTTCTCCATTCTCCATTACAAACTACCATTATAGGTTAGGTACATACGTAAGATAGAACTTCCCCCCGCGGATGCCGTAGTTGTGTCTGGTGTCGGATGTGTCGGTGGCAGTGGCGGAGTTTGTGTGGTCAAGGGTGCGACAGAAAGGTACAAAAGTTATCCACAGATAAGTTAATAAGTTCTTGCAACTAATTAGGATATATGAGATTATAACTCATGCCTAACAATAACAACGATATCGTCAATAGACCTTTTGCAGATTTGCAAGAGCGTCTTGACTCTGTATCAAGGCTAGACAGAGATGACGAAGTCACAAATAGAAGAGAGGTAGATTATCGTGCTATTTGCAATTACCTTAATTCTGAAATTTTTCATCTTATTAGTAGTGTGGATGATCCTCAGGTAAAAGCTTGGGCGAGAAAGATCGTCACTAAACTACATGATATGGTGGGGAAAGATATCTTATAACCACGATACTGGGAGCCCCTGCTGGGGCTCCCAGGTTTCCATCTCCCCAGCCCATCAACAATCCATAAACAACTCCAAACACTAGATCTAGGTACCCTATTTCCGTTTTCCTACCACATGTGGTAGGTCGTGCGGGGGGCGGGGGTTAAACCGCCCCCTACAATGTAACTTGCACAGAGCACAGGCTGTATGATTTACACAAACGATATGTATGATATAAATTCTGGAATGAGAAACGAATTTGATGTCACCTCTATGGATGACCAAGAAGCTAGAGAAGCTTTACTAAAACTTGAATTAAGAAAGACTCAACTAGAGTTATCAAAAAAGGCAAGAGACTCCTTTCTAACGTTCGTTCACACTGTGTGGCCGGGGTTCGTGGAAGGTGAACATCACCGCAGGATCGGTGAGAAGTTCGAAAAGGTACTATCAGGCGAGATTAAAAGATTAATTGTCAACATGCCCCCTCGTCATACAAAATCAGAATTTGCGTCCTTTCTCTTTCCTGCGTGGCTCATGGGCCACAAACCACAGACCAAGATCATTCAAACAACCCACACAGCCGAACTCTCTTACAGATTTGGTCGTAAGGTGAGAAACATGATGGACGGAACAGAATACAAGTCTGTCTTTCCCGAAGTAAAATTATCACAGGATTCCAAAGCTGCGGGTAGATGGGAAACCAATTATGGGGGTGAGTATTTTGGGGCGGGTGTAGGAGGAGCCATCACAGGTCGTGGTGCGGATTTATTAATTATTGATGATCCCCACAGTGAACAAGATGCTCTATCTCAAACTGCCATGGACAATGCGTGGGAGTGGTATACCTCGGGTCCTCGTCAGCGTTTACAACCAGGAGGTAGTATTGTTTGCGTGATGACACGATGGAGTGAAAAAGATTTAACGGGTAACTTAATGCGTGCCATGAGTGAAGTGAAAGCGGATCAGTGGGACGTGATTGAATTTCCTGCAATCATGCCCAATGATAAACCTGTCTGGCCTGAGTATTGGAAGATGTCAGAACTAGAGTCTGTTAAAGCATCCTTGTCCGAACAGAAATGGCAAGCCCAGTGGCAACAGAACCCGACTGGTGAAGAAGGGGCTATCATCAAACGAGAGTGGTGGCGAGAGTGGGAAAAAGAAGAAATGCCGATGTTGCAACACATCATACAATCCTATGATACAGCGTTTACTAAAAAAGAAACAAGTGACTATAGTGCTATTAGTACATGGGGTGTGTTCTATCCTGATGAAGTAACACCGAATATAATTTTGTTAGACTGTGTCAAAGATCGTTTTGAGTTCCCTGAGTTAAAAAAGATTGCTTTAGAGCAGTACAAATACTGGGAACCGGAGTCCGTGATCGTTGAAGCGAAGGCCTCGGGTCTTCCCCTAATACAAGAATTACGTCAGGTCGGTATCCCTGTTATCAACTTTACACCTTCCCGTGGTAATGATAAGTTATCCAGAGTGCACGCTGTTGCGCCCGTGTTTGAGAGCGGAGCGGTTTGGGCACCAAAGAAACGCTGGGCAGAAGAGATGATAGAAGAATGTGCCATGTTCCCACACGCAGAACATGATGACCTTGTAGATTCAATGAGCCAAGCATTATTGAGGTTTCGTAAAGGGAACTTTGTAGCATTGAATGATGACTACGAAGATGAGCCCGTGGACCACGGAACACAACCGGAGTATTATTAATGGCAATTAGAAATCCATTTGATCAAATAATTTTAGATGATCCTGCGTATGCAGAGGAAACTAAAATAGATCCACAAGCAGGTAAGAAACTTACTCGTGATATTTATGGATTAATATTAGGAGAAGAAGATCCTTATGCTAATAAAAAATTAGAACGAGAACTATCGGTTGCTTTAGCGCAAAAAGAAGCGGGACTCCCCGTTGACCCTAATAAATCATTTGTTACTTCTGCTGAAAGACAAGATCCTATATTAGGTCCCGCCTTAAAAAAATTTGGTTATGAATCTATGGGTTTAGGTGAGGTTGGTGAAAGATCTTTAGAATTTTTATATCGTGATCAGTTAAAGGCACGAGAAAAACAATTACGTGGAGAAGAATTATCATTTGGAGAAAAGATCGCCGCTAATCCGTTTATGGCAGCCCTAGACGCTGCAGACTTGACAGGTTTAATTGGTTTGGCTACGAAGGGTGGTATTAAGCTAAGTGCCAAGGGACTACAGACCTTGACCAATTTAAAAAATCAAGGAGCATCAAAAGAAGTTATTAATCAAGTTATGACTAAACAATTTCCTGATGATGCACAAAAGATTGGTTTAGTTTATTATCAAAGTAATCGTCCACCAGGAATGGAAACTTCTCAATTATTAAATAAAGCTGACGATGGGGGCTCATCAATGCCCAAAGGTTTACAAATTGGTCATGATATAAATTCAGCAAGAAGATTGGAAAGTAAAAATAAACTTTTAAAAGTAATAAATGATGCAAAACAATCAGGAAAAAAATATAAACAAAAGTTAGACATTTACAAAGAAGCAGATATCTCAAAATTTGTTGGAAAAAGTTTAGGGGATGAATTTGCTGAAATTCGTCAAGACACAGATTTTTTAATTAATAAACCAGATAAACCTAATAAAGATGTTGTACTAGAGTTCTTAAAACAAGATCCTAATAAAAAATATACAATTAAAGAAATTGCTGAGTCTACAGGTTTAAGCTATCAACAGGTCAATAAGGTAAAAGAAACAAATCGTACACAAATAGGAAACAGATTCGTTTCACCAAAAGATGAAGGAATACAAAGAAGAAATGATATGAGAGAGTATCTAGATAATATTCCTGAAGGGAGTTATGTTCCCTCTGATTTTCTTGCAAAAGAATTTAATACTACTGCTAATGAAGTAGGAGTTTTTCTTCAATCAGATCCTAAATATAGAAACAAAGTAAGATTAGCTAATACATATGATTTTGGTTTTAATCGAGGATTTGAAACTGTTCCTCAATTTTTAAAACAATATATAGAAACCGCTATGAATGATGGCCGATTTCATTATAGAGATGAATTAACAAATGTTGATTTCAATGGTAATAAAATTGACCCTATCGCACTAACATCTTTTTTTGGTAAAAATCCTGATTACAAAAAATATTTTGCACCAACTGAATTTCAACAAAAAGGTAAAGGAAGAGATATAACTAGAATTTTAAATGAAAATAAAGAAGAACTTGGATATACAGCAGTTGGGTCTGGTCCTAGAAGAGCAGAATATAATTTTCTTTATGATTATTTAAGAAGTGCAGATCCTAATCTTTTTCCGGACTTTAAAGGTTCCAAAGCAGAATTTTATCAAACACTTCTTAATGATTTAAAAGATAAAAATTGGAAAGAATTATATCGTCAAGATATAGACACAATAAGAGAACTTGACACATTAAGAGAACAAGGCACAGAAAAAATAAAAGATCTTTTTGAATCATATAAGCAAGAATATCCACAACAATTTAAAAATTTAAACAAAGGAGACTTTGTTTTACATTTAGCACACAATTTTCCTTTACAGCTAATGAGAGGGGATTTTGGATTTGCTGGCTCTCTTAAAGGATCCACACGTTTAAGTTTAGCAAGAACAAATATGGAACATCACAGAAAAATTGAAGATGAAGTTGCAGAAATTGTTAATGAGGTAAATAAAAAATATGTTGATAAAGGATTTGGGCCTCAACAAAAACAACAAATCCCACCTGAAATAAATAAGAAACTTGCTGAATTAGATAAAAAAGCAAATAAGCTTGGCACTGTTGTGTATTTCAAATTTGGAAATCAACAATATAAAGTGGGTAATGAAACTCCTCCTAGTGTAGATGATCTCGTAAACGCAGCTGAAAAATATTTTCAATACGTTGCGAAACAAAGTCCTGGTTATACGCCAAAAAAAACAGACTTAAATTTTGGTGATGTGGAAATACCTGTGAACGTTCAAAAAAATAAAAATAGTGATGTGGATATTCTAACTAAAGCAAAAGGTGGACAAATAAAACCTGTAAAGATGGCCATAGGCGGTGATCCGTTAGAAAATATTAATCAACAACAGTTTGCGTCCGACCCAGCCACAGACGATAACTTCTTCCAACAAGCAGTACAAGATGAAAATCTTCTTGCATTTAATCCTGCAAACTTATTTAAAATTTTTAAAAAATCATCTGCTGTAGCCACACCTAATAAAGTTGTTGGCGGAGCAACCGATGCACCTACTAATATGTTACCTGCTACTGCTAAGGTTGATATAGATGATTTTCCTTTTAAGTCACACTTTATAGACACACTATCAGAACAAAATATTCCCAATATAGATTCACCTCAGGGTTGGAGAAATCTTTTTGAAGGCACTAAAGGTTTTGCAAAGTCTGAATTAGAAGGTGCAGGTATTATGGGCTATTTGGAAGATGCTGAAAAATTTATGCCAGGTATGAAAATTACAAAACAAAATTTATTAGATGTATATGAGAAATCACCCATAGCAAACTTAGAGATTAAAGTAAAAACAGAAGTTCCTATGCCAGGAGATTACAAAAAGTATGTGGGTAGTGCCAAACACAAGAACATGGGTAATGCACCTATTGATGAAGGAGGCACTGATTACAGAAATATTGTCATTAACGTTAAAGAAATTCCAGGTCAAGACAAAGCTTTTTTTAATCAGGGACACTTTGATAAAGACCCCAACGTTCTAGCCTTTACTCGTGTAGCCAATTACAAAAATGCTACAGGTGATAATGTTGCCGTGATACAAGAATTACAAACTGATCTCATTACAAATTTGAGAAAAGAACAAGAAAGAGTAAAAGCAACGGCTAGTGCTGTCAGAAATAAAAAAGAACGTCTACAAGAAAATCTTATCAATTATCCTAATGACGAATATAGTAAAGGAGAACTAGATAGACTCAATGCACAATATCCTGAAAAAAAATTAAAATTCTTAGAAACCACTGATTTAACAAGACCGGCTGATCCTGTTTTTCTTGAACAATTAGCACCAGAATTAACGACACAATTAAATGCCATACAAGATCAAATAAATAATATTCTTGCACAAAACAGAGGGCGTATAGTAAATCCAAATTACTTGGAACAAATAAAACAATTACAAGATCAAGGGCTTGTTGTTTTCAATAGACTCTTTGACTTAAATAGACAGAAAAACTTTGATGATATGTTACAAGGAGCAAAGGTGACTGATGCTTATCAATCATCACAAATATTAGATATAGGAGCAGGAACAAATGTTCCTACAGGTAGAGATGTACAGTCCTTCGGACAAATTCCTTTTGGTAAAGGACCTGATTGGATAGACCTAATGTTAAAAGCTACAATACAAGATGCACAAAGCAGAGGTATTAACAAAGTTGCAATTATGCCAGCTGACATTGTAAATCAACGTTGGAGAAAAGATATTGATGGAGCAGAAGCTGAAAAATTTAAAACTATTTATGATAAGATTTCTGTACAAGAATTAAAAAATATTGCAAAGAAATATACAGGTAACAAAGCTAATTTACAAATTGAAGAAATTGTAGACCCTAATAAACCACAACAAGCTTTTCAAGTAATGAATAAAAATGTTGATGGTACTTTTGACAAAAAAGATATGGAGGTAATGAATCCTAGTATGCCTGTTGGTTCAAACATTGGACCAGACGACACTGCAGATTTTAATTATCAAATATACAAAGTAGCGAATGATTTTGATTATGGTGATGTTGTAGTGAGAAAAGAAATAGCTCCAGGTCAGGTAATGGATTACTATGTTAAGGTAATAAAATCAAAAGAACCTAAAATAGATCCAGAGTCAGGAATAGACATGAGTATAGCTAGACAGGATACAATAGAATTTGTGCCTTTAAAAGAAGATCAAATTGCTGAAGACTCCAAAGTAATCATAGAAGAATTTAACCCTTCCTTACAAAAAATGTATGTCTTGACAATGCCTGAAGAAACAACAAAGAAAGGCCCTATGTTCCTATTCCGTAAAAAAGATGGTGGTAAAATCAAATCAGATGGGTTAGTTTCAATAACTGATATCTATGGAGATTATTAATGGTAGAAAAATTTAATTCTAATGTCCCTACACCACAACGTGAAGATACTGTCACAGATGACAGAGGAGACTTAGATGTTGAACAAGTTGGAACAATAGTAGATTTAGAAACAAATCAAGCAGAACCTGAAGTTTTAATGGATGAGAGTGGCTCTGCAATAGTTAATCCAGAAGAGGAAGTTACTGCCTCAGGTTTTATGGCAAACCTTGCAGAAATTTTACCTGAAGATTACATGCAAGAGCTTGCAAGTGATTTATCTGATAAAATTGAATCAGATAAAAGTTCTCGTGAAGAATGGGAACACGCTTATACCAAAGGTTTAGATTTATTAGGTTTTAAATATGAAGAACGCACCAGACCTTTCAGAGGTGCTGCAAGCGTTAATCACCCTGTCTTAGCTCAAGCTGTCACACAATTTCAAGCGATGGCTTATGTTGAATTACTTCCTAGTGATGGACCTGTTAGAACACAAGTTGTTGGAGCAAATTCAACTGAACTTCAATTAGCAGCAGAGCGTGTTAAAGATTACATGAACTATGAGATAACTCATGTCATGGAAGACTACAATCCTGAGATGGATCAAATGTTATTTCAATTACCTTTATCAGGAAGTGCTTTTAAAAAAGTTTATTTTGACGAAGTTCTAAATAGAGCTACCTCTAAGTTTGTTCCAGCAGAAGATATCGTTGTTCCTTATGATGCCTCTGATCTGGATTCATGTGATCGAATTACTCATATCTTAAAAATGAACTTAAACGATGTTCGAAAAAAACAAGTTTCAGGATTCTATCGTGATATAGAAATATCACCTTATGAAGAGAATGATTCAGAAATACAAGAAAAGATGGATCGTATTGAGGGAGTAAATCCACAAGACACTTACATGGATGACATGACTGAATTGTATGAAGTTCATGTTGATTTAGATCTTGAAGGTTTCGAAGATATAAATCCAAAATCAGGTGAGCCTAGTGGAATTAAATTACCTTACGTTTTAACAATAGAAAAAAGATCAAATAAAGTTCTATCTATTTATAGAAACTATAATGAAGACGATATTATAAAAAGAAAGAACCATTATTTTGTTCACTACAAGTTTTTACCAGGACTAGGTTTTTACGGTTTTGGTTTAATTCACATGATTGGTGGTTTGACAAGAACTGCCACAACTGCATTAAGACAATTACTAGATGCTGGAACTTTATCTAATTTACCAGCAGGATATAAGTCACGTGGATTAAGAATACGTGATGATGATCAACCATTACAACCAGGAGAGTTTAGAGATGTCGATGCACCTAATGGTGCTATCCGTGAAGCATTAATGCCATTACCTTATAAAGGACCTGATGGTGTGTTAATGCAACTTCTTGGTTTTTGTGTTGATGCTGCAAAACAATTTGCAACTGTTGCAGATATGCAACTATCAGAAATTGGTAGTTCACAGACACCTGTGGGTACAACCATGGCTCTTATGGAACGTGGTACAAAAGTTATGTCTGCTGTTCATAAAAGATTACACTATGCACAGAAAAAAGAATTTCAACTGCTTGCAAAAATATTCAAATTAGCATTACCACCCGTTTATCCTTTTAATGTATCAGGTGGTCCTAGAGAAATTAAACAAGCAGATTTTGCTGATCAGATAGACATCTTACCTGTATCAGATCCAAATATTTTCTCCATGTCACAACGAGTGACACTAGCACAACAACAATTACAAATAGCACAATCTAATCCTGAGATGCACAATGTGTATGAGGCTTACAGAAGAATGTATGTTGCATTAGGTGTTAAAGATATTGAACAAATACTTCCGATACCAAAACCACCAGAGCAACCACAACCAACAGATCCAGCAATGGAAAATAGTTTAGTTCTTATTGGTAAGCCACCCATGGCTTTTCCACAACAAAATCATGAACAACATATAAAAGCACATAGATTATTTATGAGTTCTGCAATGATTAAAACTAATCCAATGGTTGTCGTTACTTTGATATCTCACATCAATCAACATGTTTCAATGTTAGCTACAGCGGTAGTTGCACAAGCATTACAAGAAGAAGTTGCAAAAATGCAACAACAATTTGGTCAAGAGATACCACCAGAAATTTTACAACAACTAGAAATGAAGAGAGAATCTTTAATTAATGAACAAATTATAAAAATAACAGAAACTATGGTTGTAGAAGAGGCTGAAGCTATGCAAAGTCAATCTATGGATCCTCTTGTTTTGTTAAAACAACAAGAATTAGCACTAAGACAACAAGAACTAGAGCTTAGAGCACAAAAAGATGGTGAAAATCAAGCATTAAAAGAGAATCAATTTGAGTATAAACAGAATTTTGACACACAAAAATTACAAAAAGACTATGATTTAGCTAATTTACGTGCAGATGTAGCAATACAACGTCAAAATCAACCAAATAGAGGTCAAAATGATTAGTTTATTAGCTGGTCCAGTAGCTGGAATGATTAAAGACGCTGTTACGGGCTTTGTAGAGACTAAAAAGGCAAAAGCGGATCTTGCTTTGACTGAAATCAAGGCACAAAAAAGCTTAAAAGAACAACAAATTGCCGGAAAAGTTGCGTGGGAGGCATCAGCCGTAGATCAAATGAAAGGGTCGTGGAAAGACGAGTTTGTTTTACTAGCTTTGATGATACCTGCAATCTGTGCCTTCTTACCTTTTATGCAACCACACATAGAACGTGGGTTTCAGATTTTGGAAAGTTTACCGGAGTATTATACCCACCTCTTATATTTAGCCTGCTCTGTCAGTCTGGGGGTTAGGGCGGCACCTGGTATCAAAGGAATGATTTCTAAGAAGAAATGACAACAAAATGCATAAAGTGTGATTGCTTATGCCATTGTTGTTCAACTTGTATGTGCGAATGCACCATATGCGAACATGAAGAAACAGAAACTAACAACAACAGTTCCTCCTAAAAGAGGACCAACACCACAAGGGTTGAAAATTAATTATAAAAAGATACAAATAGTTAAGACAAACAAATAAGGATATTCTTAACTATGAAACACACCTATTTTACGATACCTGGGTGGTTCAATTACTCTGAAACTTACGACATCGTTGTAGATCAAATAGCCGATGATGGTGTCATTGTAGAAATTGGATCTTTTCTAGGTAGATCGACACATTATCTTGCAACCGCTCTTTACAATGCGGGAAAAGAAGATGTAAAAATATATTGCGTTGATACTTTTGAAGGGTCAACAGAACACGCTGGTATAAAACTACCAAAAGATTTCTCATCTATATTCAAAGATAATTTACAATTTTTTATTGGAAGAAATATGGTTATACCTTGTCAAGGTAGATCGGATTCAGAAGAAATTTTAAATCAATTTAAAGACGAATCTGTTGATTACATTATGGTTGATGGTGCACATGAATATGATGCTGTCGAAGATGATATTATCAATTGGTGGCCTAAACTAAAACAAACAGGTGTTATGGTTGGTGATGACTATGCTCTTAATTCAGTAGCTGAAGCAGTAAAATCAGGCTTAGGTAAAATGCAAAGAAATAATTATGGAGTTAATCAAGGTCATGAACAAACATGGCACTGTGCTAAAGATGGACAAAACAAAGTTTTTGAAAAAAGAATACCAGGAGTTAATGCTTACGTATGAGCATCTTTGTAATTCATAATATTCAAAAAGAACTAAAAACACTCAAAGAACAACTTCATGAACATTTGACACAAGGGGTTGAAAACTTTGAAGATTACAAGTATATTCAAGGAAAGATACATATGCTTGACATATGCCAACAGGAAATCTCTCGCCTGCTGGATCAAGAGGAGAAAATAGATGACTAAGACTTTATACGTTCCAGAGGACGTTTTAAAAAAAATAAAAGACCCAAATGAGGGTGTAAACCCTAATCGAAAAGAACTAGAAAAACTTCCCCAGCCAGTCGGTTGGAGAATTTTAGTTTTACCTTTCAAAGCAAAAGAAAAAACTAAAGGTGGGGTTATTCTCACAGATAAAACTTTAGAAGATTCTCAATTAACTGCATCGGTTGCGTTGGTACTAGCTACTGGATCTGATGCATATAAAGATAAAGAAAAGTTTCCTAATGGTCCTTGGTGTAAACAAGGGGATTGGGTTGTGTTTGGCAGATACGCAGGATCAAGACTAAAAATAGAAGGTGGAGAAGTTAGGTTACTTAATGATGACGAAATACTCGGCACAGTTGAGTCACCTGAAGATGTATTAACAATTATATAACATGGGAGGTAAACCATGCAAACAGAGATAAACACTGTAAAAGATGAAAAGCTCGTAGATCTGGACACATCAGGCGAAGGAGCAGAAATCGAACTTGAGGATAAATCTCACGGCGCTGTAAGTCCCGAAAAATACGAAGACGTAAAGACTGAAGAAAAAGATCCTTTAACCCCTAAGGTTGAAGCTCCAGAACAACAATCAGAGGAGATGGATCAATACTCGGATAAAGTTAAAAAGAGAATTGATAAACTTACATATAAAGCAAGAGAGGCTGAAAGAGAACGTGAAGCTGCATTACAATATGCTCAGAACGTTCAAAAAGAATTAGCTGAAGTGCGAATGAAAACACATGAAGTTGATAAAGGCTACATGTCAGAAAGTGAAGTTCGCAACAGAATGGCTTCCGATCTCGCTCGTGCAAATCTTATTACTGCTAGAGAGCAAGGTGATTTCACGAAAGAAGAAGAAGCTAGACAAGCTCTTACAAAACTTGATCTTGAAGCTGAAAGAATACGAGTAACTAAATCTAAAAAGGAGCAAGAATATGAAGAGTTCCAAAAGAAAATGGAGCAAGAACAGCAAACCAATATACAACCCACATCTCAAAGACCACAGCCTTCACAAAAAGCTCTGGCG